ATACCATTCCACTCGAGTACGCAAAGCTGGTTTCGTCTGAAGCTCGCCAAGGTCGCGTACGGTTGGAGTGCCATTCTGTATGCCCTGTAACATTCCATCGCCAAGAGATACGCAGTAGATTGACGCAGCAGCAGCACCTGGTGTAGCGTTGTTGGACGCTTCGGTAAATGGCAGTATTTGCGCTCCCGTTTCATCTTCATCGAAGATAACGATTGGCAGATCGCCGTAATACATTACCTGACGGCCAAATACATCCGGTTCCCAGTGAACATTGCCACTGATGGTTGTATTGCGTGCAGCCGCTGACAATCTACGTCTCAAGGTCTTATTCATGCAAAGATGCGTAGGATTGCTGACCTGGTCAATAAGCTGGTCGAGGACTGTAAGTGAAAGTGCATCACCAAGTGATGTGGTTCCAGCCGCTATCAACTGATTGCCTACTACCCTGTTTTGCAGACCGTCGAATTCTCTCGGATCTGTGGTTGAATCGCCTTTGATGAACTTCTTGGTCCATGCAAGCGCCAGTGCTTTGGTTTTCATGGCTTCCTGAACGGCTCGCTGATCCTGGCCCATGGTATCAAGAATGAACTTGTCCACATCCAAGTCACCGCCAGCTATTACAAGCGGCTCGGTAACCGGATTAAGAATCCCGGTGCTCTCGTTATAAGATTCGTTTACGCCCCTGAATCCTATGCCCGGAAGTGTTTTTTCCTGATTATACCGCAGAGCATTGCCCTGAATATCCGCAAAAGGTAATACGCGCAGTATGTCAGACGATTGTGCATAAATCTCGATGATTGCCTGACGAAGCACATCACCGCTATGCAACTTTGCAGCCTCAATTAATGTTAACATTTAGATTCTCCTGAAAATTAAGTTTTTTGCTGTCTTGCGAGTTTGAGCTTTTCAGTGGGATTCATTTTTGACAAATCCTGACCGCCCGGAGGAGTTCCACCCGGAGGTGTACCACCGCCAGAAGATTTAGTGCCAAGAAAGAATGGGGCAAAAGCTTTATTTTTCCTCAATCCTTCGACGTATCCTTCAACGCTCATTGGTTTTCCAGAATTGTCAAACTGTTCTTCACCGTTTTGAACCACCTTAAGAACAACCTGCTCGTTATCAATATCCGTAACAAGCCGTTCCCTTAGATATGACTTCATTGGCTCAACTGCATCGGGTGCAATTTTGCACTTGGACAAAGCGTCTGCGATGGCGCTTTCACGTGCAGTTTTCTTCATTCCCGAACTCAATTCGTTTATCTGTTTTTCCTTCAGCGCAATCTCTTTAGCGTGATTGTCTGTAAGCTGTTTTCTAAGCGCCTCAATCTGCTCTTTGGATTTACCATCAAGCTTATTTTTGGCGAGTTCTTCAGCATCAGCCAACGCGATGTCTTTTTCAGAAACAAGAGTTTCAAGTTCCTTGACCTTCTTGTTAGATGATTTTTCGCGTTCCAGAGTTTTTGCCAGTGACGATTTCAGCCCGGTAACATCTTCCAGAGCAACCCCGTTCACTTCCTGAACATCAGGACGGAACTTTCCATTCCCTGCATCCTTGTATTCAGCTTTTAAAACGTCATTGAGTTTGTCGAATTCTTCTTTACTGATTTCTGCCAATAATGTCATTTTAGGTCCCTTCCGGCCTTCCGCCGAATAATCGGATATTCCATCCGAGGGCATTCCGCCCTAACTCTATTTACAGCGAGCAACACGCCCGCTTATTTCCCTTTTGGTTTGCCTTTTTTGCATTTTTCGATTCTCATTTTTAAACCTCTTGTATTTCAAGTTTTCGGGTAATAAAAAAAGCGACAGTCAGTGAGTTGGCACCAACTTGCCGCCTTTTTTATTCTTTAGTTCTATCGAACATGCCTGCTCGATGAAAACCCGTTAATGTTTACTTAATCGACTTTTACAAAATAATTATTAAAATTTCAGTAAACGGATTTAATTACTTTCTAAATCTTTAAGCTCAGCCAAAGTCAGCGGTCGATTCCGTGAATCAACGAATTTGTCGAGAGTGATATCACCTTTGCGTAATATCGTTGCTTTGCCAACGCCCAAAACTTCATTCTGCGTTTCGATATCCTGGGTCTTTAGCCACGATGCATAAGATAAACTTTCTGGCACCTGGCCATCCATTGACGCTCGTGTTGACGGCGGTGCTTCATTTAAGTCAATACCCAATGCCTTCCACGATTTGAGTATGGGCAAACGAACGCAACGGCAGTTACTTGACACAACTCCATTGACGCTGTATAATGTTGTTTTTGTTTGGAGATCATAGACATGCCCAGAAAAATAGCGAGTATTCTTGAAAGTGATGCGTGCAAACTTTACCGTACCGGCGTAAGTATTGAGAGTATTTTGAATACGCTCAAAATCGGACAATCCACATTGTTTAGGATTTTGAGAAGAAACAATATTGAACGCGACCGATGCCAAATTACGCTCAATAGTAAGGAAATCGTCAAGCGATACAAATTCGGGGAATCCGAGTTGTTTCTCGCAAATAGTCTTGATGTTTCCCGTACCGTTATTCGAAAAAGACTTGTTGAAGCTGGGATTAGCATTCGCTCCGGTTCCGAGGCAAATATTATCAGGATGTCCAGGATGACGACAAAGGAACGCTCTGCCCTCGCTGCGAATGCCCACGCCGCCGTCCGTGGCGTTACGCAATCCGAGGAACATCGAATTAAGATTGCTCAAACAAGAGAGGCCCGTCAAGTCAGAGTATTTAGCACCGAACGAATGCTCGCTGAAGAACTTATTAGCAAGGGATTTAATGTCGTTTGCCAAAAAGCTGTCGGACGTTACAATCTCGATATCGCTATCACAGAACCGCCCATCGCCGTGGAAATATTCGGGGGACGATGGCACAGTCATGGCGAGCATCTTATTCGACATAGCAAGCGATTTAAATATATTATCGATTCTGGCTGGACTGTTGTTATTATTTGGGTCAGTCGTGGGTGTGTTAAATCCGAGGCAGTCGATTACATAATCGCCCTCGCAAAGAGTATCAGCTCTGGCAAAGCCCCACGGCGTAAGCAACATATGATTTCTGGTAACGGAAAACCTTCTACCATCGGCAAGGCCAAATTCACAAACTTGCCCTGAGTATTTAACTTTGTGAGCTGCCTGTATATCATCAGCATAAACAATATTATCAGGCAATAAACAATTCCAATGAATAGGTGCCATCGGCCCCGCTCCAACTTCAAATTCCTGTCTATCCAACGCCGCGCACACTTCACAAGTCGATGCGTCAAGTGTCGCATCCCAGTATTCACCGCCAATAACATCAGTATTCGCCTGGTACAATTCCGAACGTGCACCATTACCAACAGTTGCGACCGATGTTCGAACAACCGCCTCGATGTTACGCCTGCTTAAATCCAAAATGCCGTCTGAGTACCCCGCCGCCTGAGTTCCTTTGATTCTTCGAACGATATCAGCAATGCCCTGACCTTCAACCATGCCAATATTGATTTGCTGGGTAACTTTTTGCGTCAGAGTACTGCCCAAATTGGTAAACCAATCCTCGACAAGTGCCCCGCGAACATAACTTTTTGTTGCCAGTGATTCCAAAACCTTTGGCGATGGCATGGTAAAGTCGAGATTTACAGGAACGGTATTTTTCAGCATTGCCATCTGCCAATCAGCTTCGCTAATGGCAAACTGTGATAATTCTTGCTGTGTTTTGTCAGTCATCAACGTATATGCGGACATTATATCGTTGAGATTACTGGTAAAAGCTTTGACCTTCGTAGCCGTGATTGTTTCACTGCCAAAATATTTAAATAACAGTCTTTCGACATCCGGTGCAACATCTTTGTTAAACATCGCAAGAATATCATTTGCAACGCTGGTTTTATATCGCTCTAGATAAACACCGTGGCGAATAACATAATTAAGAATTTGCTGATTTACCGGAACTATCATTCTTGGTTATTCCCATTTTTAGCTATTATTTCACGCATTTGCTTAATAGCAGCGAAAGGAATGCCAGCTTGAATCAATTCCTTGTCCGACATCTGTGAAAAATCTTTGTTCCCACCACTATCACCCATCCCAATATCCGCTAGTGATGGACCTTCTGATTCGGCCGCAGACATAATCTCTGGAATATTTGCTGTTTCAGATAGTAATCCCCTTCGTTTAATTTCATATAGGAATGTTTCTCGGTCAATTTCCTTGGCTAGTCTGATTTGTATCAGTGCCAGGATGTCAGCCGAAGCTCTAAGCGAAATCCCAAAATTATTAAATCCACGCCGATCCATTGCGCGGCCAACTTATAAGCATTTAATAACGCCATCTCTAACGCCTGAATCCACGCCTGAATAGCACATTGGGTATTTGCGGTATCAATTGATTGTCCGGTTGCAGTTTGGTTACCAGTTTTACTCAAAAGCGGTTCCAAGCCAAGTATTATCATGCGTTCTTCAATATCGAGTATATCCGTTCTGCCAGCACCGATAGCAGCGCCAGTGTGTTCGAGATATTTTGCATCTGCGTCTGCGTTGGTCGATGAAAAAATACTGCCGGCAGCGAATACAAAATTTTCATCAACTTCCTGTTTTGACAGGCCAGAAATAAATGCTATTGGACACCGGGCAAAACGCAGTAAATTCTTTTGATCACTACTGCTTTGCCAGTGGTCAAGATTTAACCATGCAAGCCCCTCCAATGGCGGCTCAGCAACCATAAAACCTTTTTTGTTTATATAGCAGGTTGTTAGCGGTATTTCGCCAAAGGTATGTTCGCCGGTACTTGCTACGACAAAATCACCTTTGTCATTTTGCCTATGCACTTCTATGGTTGTTGGCGTCATTACCCGTATCTCTTCAACCGCCTTCTCCCCATAAGGTCCGTCAGCTTCAATTACAGAGGTTTTCCACCTGATTTGGGTAAGTCTGAATTTTCCGTTGCTGGTTATTTCATATCTCCAGCCGATTAGTTGTTCCGGTTTAATATGCACAAAATATGGTCTGACGCCAGCCGCATTTTCCTCGGCAATCGTCAATTCCTTACCATCAGCACTAAAGGTTTTTGGATAATCAGTGAGTATATGCGTAAGGCCTCGATTTAATAACGTATCAAATATTTCTTTAGCGAACTGTGTTAAATTTGTGCCTTGCATATCGCAGTTGTCAGCTATTTCAGCTAAGCCATCAGGCAGATTGTCCTTACTTTTAAGGTCCACGGCCTTTGAAAACGGTTTCCCGGATAAACTGTCAGTCGTATCTTTGTATGCATTGAAAAGAGTTGAACGCTTAAGTCTATTTTCATAAGAGCCTTGTTCTTCTTTGGTTTCTTTAGGTAGCCACTTCGTGCCAGCTTTCCGCATTGACAGCGTACCACCAAGTAAGTCATCAATTAATTCTCTGTGAATTGCCATTTTTTTATACGCCAAACACGGAGTATTAACCGTACTATTTGCTAAATCAGCCATTTCATTAATCCTCGAATAGTATTATTTATTTATCGTTATTTGAGCAATGCATGGTTTTTTATTTAAAGCGTCCTTGCATTCAATGGCAACTTCAAGCGCAGCTTTAGAATGTTCGTCAACCAATTTAACAGCCTCGGTAAGTTTCGCTATTACAATGTTGTTCTCTTTTAAAACCTTAAGCAATTGCATGAAAAGCCACACAATTATGCACAATTGGACGCCGCAAAATCCAGCAAAGCCAAATTGCATTATCGGTGTCAATATTTGTGGTGTTGCATCCTGCATA